GCCAACGATCTGTGTCTTTTGAATATCGAAAAAGGGTTGTAATCCCATCCTTTCGATCGTATCAGCAAGTAGTTGAAGCACTGAGTCTTGGACTGACTTCTGGATCTCCCTGGCACATAGGATCCTGGTCCTTTGTTTGTAAGCCTGGAGTACCAGGAGCTGCGCTATCGCCCAGGACTTACCACCACCTCGACCACCATGACAGATTTTATAGCGGTTTGGTCGGAGGAATGGCTCGAACTTCTCAGTGATTTGTATGCGGAGCTTCTTCTTCGTCATTGATCATGTCTTGATATTGAACCAGGTCCATCATGGAACAAAAACAGGTAGGGCAGAAATTCACCCGCATCAATCCAAAATAACCTTCGATCCCACCTTCAGATTCATCGTAATCAAAAGAACAGACGCTGCATTTGTGAGTGGTTTCTTCTTCCGGATCAATTAAAGTTATGTTAGCCATTGGTTCATGTGGACAACATAGGGTAAATATCCAACAATAAAACCAAAGATGAAACCTGGTATTACTTTGCTTGCTGGTCGCTTATAAACTTCTACTGGCAAGTGCCTTGTATTTTTTTTCATGGTTTTACGATCTCCACTTGTATGGTTGCAGGCATTGGATTGTTGGGATCATTGGAGACTACCTGCTTATCTAGTCCATGGATCCTGGCCTTTACATTTAAAGCTGAAATTGCAGCACCTGGCTGTCCCAAAGCTCTTGCTAATTTACGATCTTCATCAAGTTCTTTTGACAGAGTTTCAACTGTAACTTCAAACTTCTTCTGCAATTGTGTCTGTAACTCGCCTACTCTTGTTGCGATCTTGTTGTTATCAAGTAGAGCTATAGCATTACGATTTATAGTTGGTCCTTTCATCTTTTCACACTCATAAGAGCGACGATATGCTTCACTAGCATTACCAGTTTCAATAAAAGATTTACAGAACCTTTCTTGTTTTGTTGTTAGCTTATCCATTCACTTTCCACCCATGACATGAGTTGATAAATACTGCGTCTGGTGTACAAGTTAGTTGCTCTGAAGCTATTACAGGATGATCCGGTGCGAATTGAACTCCGCTGCATCCTGCCAACAAACAAATCCAGATCAGTAATATTTTTTTCATAGAGCTGAGTACCATTTATCTTCAATGTATTTGTAATCCTTATCAATGCTATATAAAAGTTTTTCAACTATCTTTATCGCATCCTCCAGCGAGTACACCACTTCAACATGAGCACCAGCTTCTTCAATCTTTTTGATCATCCGCTTCTGGTTTTTACTCAGCCGACCTTTCGGAGTAGTTGTTTTTGGTTTTTTAACTTCCAAGCCAACATACCTTCCTGTGCAAATGATCGTAATGTCTGGCACCCCAGCTTTCACTCCTTCAGCTTTCAATTTTTTTGCTGTTATTACATTTCTATTGCCGCCGTTTGGAACTGCCCAATAACATAAGCCAGTAAGATCCAAGTAATCGCAAATAGCTTTTTGGATCTGGTGCTCGACATCAGCCATTATTTTTTCCCGGGTTTTTTTGGAACCACAGTTTTTTCCACAAGATCATATATCCAAGGTCCAGGCAAAATACCCGCGTGTCTTTCCAGCGCAGTTAGGCGCGCTCTTATCTCTTCAATAATTTCTTTGAGCTGATCCATCATCTCTCCTATTTTTAAAATAATTAATAATTTTCTCTTGGTGTTCAGCGACCATCGCTTCGAGCCGAGATTTTCTCGATCCATCTTCATCGGCATTTCCATCGATCCACTCTGGAACGACATGAAATTTGATCATCATGTTTGATTCATGAGGACTCCAACCACGATATTTTTTGTTATATCCAATAAACCAATTCTTCACATAGCCAGGAACATTAGTGAAAGGATGGTCCATGAAGAATCTATATTTCTGCTTATCATCAGAATCAATCCAGAGCCTGGCATAATCGGTACTATCAACTTTGTGTTCAATTGCGTGTCTGATCTTTGGCCGCCCTCCGCAGTATTCAATAAACTTTGGTAGTGAAGGTGCGAAATCAGATCCAGATCTTCTGACTTGTTCCAGGGCCAGAGTAATATCATGGTTTGTGATCCCCGCCAAACCCTTAGACCATTCATCGATCATTAGATTCATTAGTTCTTCATCAGCATCCAGCTTGGCTGCAAATAATGGGTACATCACTTTGAGTTTTAAGATCACCCGAGCTGCTAACTTTCTCATCGAGCCACCTCCTTCAATGCAGCCGTCCCAGCTTTAGCAAAATTAGCTAGAGATTTCCGACCACCTTGATCTTGTTGTTTGGATAACCAGTTATTAACAAACCTTTTGATCCCAGTTTTAGTTTTGCGGTGAGTAGGATTTGCATCCAACCAACCAACCATTTTCCGCAGCTCTTGTTCTACATCCACTGCTTGATACAATTTTCGATACTTTACGAGATCATCATCAAAGATAGGAAAGAGTGATCCATCGTTGAGCTGCAACCTTATAAATACATTATCATTTACATTAACATTATCATTAACATTTACATTGGGTTCGTCTTTGGTTATCTTTTGGTTATCGTTAGGTTCTTCTCCGGTTTTATTTTGGTTCTGGTTTAGGTTTGGTCTGCCACCTTTAAGACCGTTCAGCCATTTCTTATAATTAGCTTCCAGCTGCGGTTTGATCAGTTGAAACATTGCTGCAGGAATTGGTCCCATTTCGATCTCCTTATGATTTAGGCCAAATTCAAAGATCCCGCGGTAGAGCTCCAGCTCTTCTTGATCACTTAAAACTTTCGCAGCTTTATAAAATGATCGGTAAATTACAATCGAATCTTTTTTAGGTTTCATAATTCCCCCCTATTGAAATTCTTGCGGCGGGTAAATATCTGGCCGAGTGTGGTATCTCTTCACTTCACCATTGGTTGCTTTTTCCAGCTTGATAACATGAACGTCAGCAACTCTCCTTTGCTGGTGGGCCCATAATTTCACCAAGGGAATAGAAACTCCCAGGTCCTGTGCGATCGTCTCCCAAACATCTTTTAATAAAGTGTAGTTGCCGATTGCTTTTTCTTTTCTTGCGTATTCTATTAGCGTCATATCTGTCTATTTTCTCCTTTTTTGTGACAAATTGTAGCATATTATAACCAAAGATACATATATTATTCGTGAAATGATAAAAAAAGAGTATAATTAGTCCTAAAAATAGATACAAAATATAGCCACAGGAGAAGGTATGCCAACATGGATTAGACGCGCCAAAAGGATCATGCACGAAAAGCATTTAACTCAAACCGATATTGCTCCTTCAATGGGTAAAACTACCCGCGGAGCTATTGGTCATTATTTCACCGGAAGGTCCCAGCCTTCGATAAATCAACTGGAAGGCTTGGCCAAGTTTTTAGGAGTGTCGCTATCCTGGCTTGTGTCTGAGAATGGCGATAACGCTGCAGTTGATGATGAAACCCTGGAAGAATGTTTATGTTTAGTGGAAGCTGCACAAAAACAAAATCCAGAGATAGATCTAAGTCCCGCCCAGGTGGCAAAGATCACTGCTTATCTTTATCAGATGAATAAAGATGGACAGAAAATCAATGAAAAGAAAACCTTGGATTTGGTTCAATTATTTAATGTTTAAATAAAATCCAAAATGAGCTACATTTGAATACATTTTGTAGTAAACTTATGGGTTCGACAGATCAACGACGATCACTCACTTGGGGATATGGCCCATCAGAGTATAACTGAAATTGCATTGGAGGAATAAAGCCATACGGCACTGACTGAGAAAGATGACAGGCAGTATAAATTATTAACATCTAAGAGGGTGTCAAAGGAAATTAGTTTCCAGCCAACGACCTCTATAAAAGCGTGGAGCAACAAATGACAATCGTTCAAACCGAGAATGAAACTCTCCAATCATCTATTCATGAGCATCAGCAGCGCGAAGCTGTAAAACTAATTGCTAGGAACCTTATCGAAGGGGAAATGGTACACCGATCTGAACTAGCAAAAAAACCAACAATTTTCTTAGGTACCCTTATTGTTTTTTGTAGCGGATATTTATTTGCAGCAGGACCAACCTGGCTCCCTTTACTTAGTTCTATATTACCACCAAGTTTGATCTAAAATAAGCCAAGGATAACGAATTTATCCTCTAATTTAGACTTTTTTTAAATTTTTTTTTACCCCTACAGGCCTTACTGCGCCTACATTTCTTAACTTTCTTTAGATACTGAGTGTAATTAATGCTTGCAAAGGTTACATTTTGTATCTATAATGTAATTGTGTTATTAAGAAAGGGAGAAAAAAAGATGGAAGAGTTTTTCAGTAATGAGCGCGGCCCGATCAAGCCGATCTACATTGTCCCTAGATACCTTCAGATTAATGTGGCTAATGATCGAGTCACTACTTACCTCAATGGACGAATGATCAATAAAGGTTATCGCTTCGAGGGAATCAAATATAAGAACTATTCAGACTATGCCGCCGCGGTTGCGGATTTCTATGGTCTGAAAAGTGGTGATGTTAAACGTAGGACTATTAACTAAGGAGAGTGTGATGGACGAGTTATACGGAAATATGGAAGTGCTTGTGGCAGGAATCATGAACGGCTGGTTCAAGCGAGTTGATGAAGCGGCTGCTTTTTTTGGTTTCAAACGAGAAGAGCTGATTGCTTTTGCTCGAGATGAAATGGATTACGATCTTGATGCGGGTGATCTGGAACTATTCAAGGAGATAGCGAAATGACTATTAAAGTTCTGAAAAATTTCGATGGAATGAGCAACGCAGCCCATCTCAAGTATGGCCAACCTTTGACAGAGATTGTTGAAGAGATCGAGCGAGTTAGCCGAGCCTATGGTGATCGTCGGAAAGGCGATGAAATTAGGCATGAAGTGTCATATAAAGGTGAATGGACTACAGTGTTTCGATTGCCAGAATCTTACGGTGAGTTCGCTGGTGATTGTATTTCACCGGAGTCATTACGATTAAAGGAGAGATACTAATGGTAGCAATCAAGAAAAATGAAATCCCGGTGATCAAAGTATTAGATGAAGATGGATTTATGTCTGAGCTTTGGTACTGCAAGAGAGACAAACTCGGTAAAGCTCGGGAAGCTGGGAAAACTAATTATCGCAAGATAGATGTGATAGTTGGTGATTTCGAAATGGCAGTTAGAGAGCTTGGACGATCTGAGTTTTATTTAATTAGGCCGTATGAAAAACCCGGTCTATATTCACTTAACTAAGGAGAAAAATAATGGCTGAATTTCCTAATCTTAAAGAGCGTAATTTATATCACAAAGTTATATTTACTAAAGATTCACTGTTCATAGCTCAAGCTCCTTGTTGGAACTTTGAACTAGATGCTGACAAGCTGCTTGCCAAAGCATTGGAGTTAGGGTTTGTTTCCAAGATCGGTGATGATCAATATTTAATGAACAATAACTACGAGGGGAAAAATAATGGATAAACATCCAATACCAGGTGTTGAATATGCACTAACAGGAGGACCAGGTGATCCATGTGTTATGGCTGGAAATACTTGGGCCGAGTCTCGAGTGATCGAACCCATGCTTTGGGTTGTTACTCCATCGCATGGATATTTGAGAGTGAGTCATAAGGTTCTGGAGAATGAAAATTGGGAGATCTCCAATTACTCTTATGTTGATCGCTGGGGGAAGGATCCTTGGGTTTACCTCGAGGAAGATTGTGATGCTCCAAAATGGTTGAAGCATCTCTATGGCGAGAATTGGATTGAAGAAGCTCGAGAGATCGAAGAGCATTTAATTGATTCTCATATTTCAAGTGAGTTTGTAATGAAGGAGAACGTGTAATGAAACTAAATACTTTAATTAAAAAGATCAACAAAGCGATCCCGGAAGCGAAAGCCACTCCGGGTGTCGAATTTGGTGAAGAGTACAAAGATGGGATCTGGTTTCGAGGTAGTGAAGATTACGTCAAAGCGGATGGTTTAAGCATCTTTGATTACTGGGCCATGAGCTCCCCATGTTATGAGATGGGAGTTCACCCTAAACTGAACAAGATTGTAGAAGATGCGGGTTGGTTTTGTGAGCCGTATGATTCTGGAACTTTGTTTGCTTGGAATTAACAAAGGAGAAAAAATGAAAAATATAAAAGGTGTTGAAAAATACTCGACTGAGTATGATGATATTATGGACACACCACTTAAAGTTGTTAAGGGTGTTTATGCTAAGACAACTGGGTGTGATTATTCAATAAAGATCCCAAATTATCTGACTTCAATGAAAGAGGTCCCTGTAATGGGTGGCTCTGATGGGTACCATCCAACTTATACCAGGGACCTGGAAACATATCTTGCTTGGCATGGACTGAAATCTGATAATGAACTGGCTGATTATCCACGACATGACAATACACTAAGGTTGTTTTATAAATCATTATCGAAAGCTAGTGATGTGGTGCTTTACATTGGTAGTTATGTCCGACGAATTGGAACTGATCTGGAATATTTAAATAAGGAGAAAGTGTAATGAGTACAAGATCTAATGTTTTAATAAAGCTGGGATCCACCAAGATTTATCTATACCGCCACCAT